AAGAAAGGGTATATTAAAATTACTACCAGTTAATTTTCTGTTGTGTGAATTGCCTCTGAAGATAGAGAAACTAGTATTCTTTCCACAAATATATCTATCATATGAAAACGCACATGTTGCTGTTAAAATATTCGATTGATCATACGACACAGACATATCATTCAACTGTTTAGGGAATAATCCATAGAAAGTATATTCTAGTTCTGAATTATAATCTTTATCAAATTTAATTATCTTTGTCTGACTTGTTTTATATTCATCAGGGTATGCCATCCTAACATAATATCCATCATCTGCCTGATTCTCTCCTGAACCACTTGCCATAAATTCAATCCAATGCTCAAAGAATTTAACAGTTCTATAGTCACTATCCACATAAAATTCAAGGGATATATCCATAAACATTCTACTATGAGCAAACTTCTCTTGAATGCCCATATAATGTCCATCCAATTCAGCAGTAGAAAGTGCACTACCAGGTAGAACTGCATTATTACAAAGCAATCCTATCGTTTCAGCAGTAAATCTCCACCCAACATCTCTCACATTAAGATGTTGTCTTAATTTCTGAGGCAAACCACCGAAGATAACCTGATAATGAGAAGTTGTGGCTAACTTTGATAGGGTTGGTTTGAAGTCTGCTATTCTACGAGGCTGTACCACTCTAAATATTTACTATGATAATTATATTTATTTATGGCTTATAAAGGTAAGTATAAAGTTAGAGCACCTTACAAGTATAAAGGTAATCCAACCAAAGTAGTTTACCGTTCCTCTTGGGAACTAAAATTTATGAATTACTGTGATACTAATACTAATATCCTCGAATGGGGAAGTGAAGAAATGTATGTCTGGTATAAATCTCCAGTTGATAATAAACCTCATCGATACTTTCCTGACTTCTATATTAAAGCAAGAGAAAGTAACGGACAAATTAAAAAATATATTATTGAAGTAAAACCACAAAGACAAACTAAACCTCCTGCTAAACCAAAGAGACAAACAAGAGGTTATTTACGTGAAGCATATGAGTATGCAAAGAATCAAGCAAAGTGGAAAGCAGCAAACGAGTGGTGTCTTGATAGAGGATTTGAATTTAAAGTACTAACAGAAAAAGAACTAGGAATTAAATGAGTCGTATAAAAGACATAGTAAAAAATTTAATTGGGACTGAAGGTTCTGATGATTTAATGATGGACTTAATGGAAGCATGTAATGGTACAGTAACACCTGTGCCTGATGTAGGTAACTTCTATTTCTTTGTATACACTCCCAAAACTCCTGGTATTAGATATGATCAAAATCCTTTAATTGCCTGTACAGATATGTACCAGTGGGGATTCCGTGGTATCAACTTCCATTGGAATAAACCAAGGAATTATACATGGAATGAAGTTGCTGGACAACTCTATCAAGTATATGATAATGAACTGAACCATCTTGATAGAATTCCATTCGCACATTTCCGTATAAATACATAAAAATAGGTCGATAATGACATATTCTGGATTCAGAGATTCAACAATGGATGCTGCTCGCCTAGGGCAATTTGGTATCATACCAAATCAAGGTGGAGATAGTACAACTAGAGCAGCACAAAGAGGAAGAGTAACTGCAGAAGTAGTTGATCAAAATATAGTAGTTGACCCAGTAAAAGGAACAGTAACAGAAATACCACCATCAAAAAGTGTTAAGAAGATAAACACAGGAAAGGTTGGTGGAGGAAGATTCCAGTCTTATAGGTATCCTAACAAGATGCTCACATCAACCACTGACTACCTAAAGATTAAGATTGTAAAATATATACCCATGAATCAGGGTAAGAAAAGTGGTGATAAAAGTGCGGGTGGAGAAGGTAAAAATTCAACTAAAAAAAGTTTTATGAGTACATTGGGTGGTGGATTCAGTATGGAAACTGTATCCTCTAGGGTAAAAAAACAATCCCCTCTTGCTCAAGTACTTCTACCAATTCCACAGAGTATAACTGATAGTAACGGAGTATCTTGGGGTGATAGTACATTAAATCCAATAGAAGCACTTGGATATGCTGCTGGTTCATCTTTAATGCAAGGAGATATTTCTGCTGTAACAAATATAGACGGATTTGGAACGATAGATGAGTCAACTAAACAAGCAGTAATGAGTGCTCTTGCTGGTGCAGCAATAGGAAAAGGGGCAGGTGAAATGGTCTCTAGGTCTACTGGACAAGTCATGAATCCAAACCTTGAAGTTATCTTTAAAGGTGTACAAACTAGATCTTTTGGTTTTACATTTGCATTCTCTCCAAGAAATATGAGTGAAGCAAATCAAGTTAAACAAATCATAAGACTATTCAAACAACATTCAGCAGCAAAAGGTTCAAGTGGTAACGGATTCTTTATTGCTTCTCCAGATATTTTTATATTTGAATATATGAAAGGAGGTTCTGCTCACCCATTCCTAAATGTATTTAAACCAATGGTAATAAATTCAATAGCTATGGACTACACTGGAAATGGAACCTACTCAACCTTCCATGATGGTACTCCAAGTTTGATGAAGATGACATTAAATCTACAAGAACTTAACCCAATATATGCAGAGCATTACGAAAGTGGAGAAGGTACAAGAGGAGTTGGATTCTAATGGCATACTTTAGAGAACTACCTGATTTAAATTATCAGTCCCCATTAAAAACAAAAAACTCTTCACGTTCATACGTAAGAGTTAAGAATCTTTTTAGAAGAGTTAAACTGCGTGATGATTTACAAAATGTATTCACTATGTTTAATAAATATCAGATTCCTGATGGTTCTAGACCTGATATTGTAGCAGAAGAACTCTATGGTAATGCAGAACTAGATTGGGTTGTATGTCTGACTGCTGGTATTGTTAATATTAATAACGACTGGCCTCTATCTTCAAGAGACATCTATAGATTTTCAGAAAGTAAATATGGAACTAACTTAAATAATATTCACCACTATCAGACTACAGAAGTTAAAGACTCTAATAGTAGAGTAATTCTACCTGCAGGTAAGCATGTAGACTCTACATTTACTATACCAAAACCTGGAACTGATACAGCAACTCTCAATCCAGTTGTAGGAATTTCAAACTATGAATATGAAGTTCAACTGAATGAAGAGAAGAGAGGTATATATGTACTACGAAAAGAATATTTACAACAATACTTAAATGATATGAGAACTATCATGCATTATGAGAAGTCCTCACAGTTTGTTAACAGACGACTAGTAGAAACAGAGAACACTAGAAATACTTCACCATAAAAAAAGACCCTCTAAGGGTCTTTTATATCCTCCTTACTGGAGGCCCGATGTGGGGGGTCTTATTGACGTTGCCCTTTAACTTATTCTTGTGCTAGTTGAGCGAAGTATGATAGTGCATCATCTTCTTCTTCAGAAGCAGCAGGTGTTGGTTTGGTAGCAGCAGCAACTACTTGCTCTGCATTACCACGACCTTCACTTTCATCTTCAAAAGATTCATCAGTAGCAGGACGTGCCTTGTTTCCAAGAACATAACCAAGACGCTTCTTCAAATCTTCATAAGACTTGAACTGGTCAGTAGCAACTAACTCTGCAAGAGAACTCTCTTTTTTCCAGAGTGCTTCTAGTGCATCGTCATCATCCAATAGTGGAGAGACAGGAGTAAACTCAGAAGAGTCATAGTTTCTGTAACCAGCAACGTTCTTTGCCTTCAACTTGAAGTTAGCACCTTGCCAGAAGTCAAACGGATCAATTGCTTCCTCATCCTCAAACTCAGGTTGCATTGCTGCAGTTAGTTTGTCAAAGATTTTCTTGCCATACTTGTACAAGAATACTTTACCTTCGTTCTCAGGATTTGCTGGATCCTTAACGACGTAGATGTTACTGATGTATGTAAGCTTACGCTTCTGCTTACGAGCAGTTTCTTTACCAGCATCTGTGCCGTTGTTCCAAAGAGTAGTATTAAACTCTGAAACAGGATCCTTCTGACCAAGAGTAGTCAGAGAATTCTCTATGTACCAACCACCAGGTCCTTGAAAGGCATGGGAGTACAGTTTTACGAATGGTAGATCCTCACCATCGGGAGCAGGAAGGAAACGTATTACGGCATATCCATTACCGCTTTTATCTACGTCTAGTTTCCAAAGGCGTTCATCAGAACCGCCATTTGTATTAAGTTTCTCGACTTCCTTTACCAGTTTAGCAGTAAGAGAGCCCAGTTTTGATTGCTTTTTGAGATTAGCAAACGACATTTAAGTTACCTCGGATTAAGTTAGATTTAATTGGATGTTTAGATTATAGCAAAGAATTTGAAATTAGTCAACGTACTGTCGTAATTTTTCAATGGTCTGTTGCATTCCACTGAATAGTATACTGATGTCAGTGCCTTCCGGGAAACCCATCATGACTACAGACATTTCCAACTGTTTTTTAAGTGCTTTCGCTTCTTCATCTTCCGATAAAGACAGTCTTGTATACATCACACGTTGTCTCTCTAACAATTCAGTTAGTTTCAAAATGTGTTCCTTCTTTTTTCCGTCAGGAAGAGTTGGGAAATCTGTTAGGTCTCCGTAAATTTCTTGTTGTAAATCATTAATTTCACGCAACTCATCTTGTACAATTTCAGAATCAAAAAATTCACTCATTGACTAACTCCTCAAAGATTTTTATAAGGGAACACACTAATATTTAGGTAAGATTACCTTCGATATCTTAACTATGTGACTCCATGATTTGTCACATTCATCACCAATATATGCTACATGTGGTACACATGAATTGTAAATGGTAATTGTATTTTTCTTAGCAGGTGCAGTACCAAGATACTTAAACCCATAAGATTCTACCATAGATATATCCCACTGTTCCCAAGTGGTTTCTATCTCATTTAATAGTTCAGCAGGACCAGGAAAATTAAACTCATCCTTCTTCCAGTCATCATTGTAATTATAGAACTGAGTTCCTCTTGAACCTTCAGGATGATCACTCAACCACAAATTACCAACCCAACCTGGACCATCTATGTGTGGTAAATGATGGAACTTATGACAAGTATACTGTGACCTATCAAAATAATTACCCCAAGCATCTACATCAAATGTTGGTACGTCATCAGGTATTGCCATTGTACGTACAGTATCTTCTATAAAAGACTTTACATCATCCCAAGTTTTCCATCCTATAAAAGGATTGTTATGTGCAGAAGTTTCAAGTGATTGAACAGGGATATGTTGACCAATATCATCTACCTCAACAGTCCAGTAACCAATATCATCTGTTAAACTAGTCCAATCAAATCCACCTATCCTCATGATACATCAACCATTTCCCTTAAGATTTTCTTATAGTGAAACACATTAACATTTAAAAAAGGATTATACTTTTTTAATTTCAGACTTACGGTTTCCCATACTGGATCCTTTAACTTCTTATCAAAGTTTTTTGCGAAAGAAAAGACTTTTTCCAGTATCATAAGCGTTTCCAATGAGATCTCTCCACCTAGATATCTTTTTAGTACTATTGGATGCTTGCTGTTGGAGCAATCCAATACTTCGTTCAAGTTTTTGTTGGATAGTAATTCTCCTGACTGTTCTTTGAACAAGTACGTCAAACTCTGTTGTCGTCTCATCCACTCTGCGTAATTTCTTTCGCCAGAATTTATAATTTCTCCAATCCATAGGTTCTGTGGGTTGTCTGTGGTTACAAAATTAGATAAAAGAAAGTCTAGTATCTGTTGATCAGAATACTTTCTAGATGTTTTCTCGAACCAATATTTGTCCTTCCTTTTATTAAAGGATGTCATAGTAGCACGAGACTTACCACCATACTTAAAAAAGTCATACTTACGATTAGTAAAATGACTTTTCATA